CCATTCCCCATCGAACTAAACTTCTCCAAACGAACCGTAGCCTTTCCTGGCAGGTTCGTGTGGCGGGCTCTGCATGAGTCCAGGGCAGCGTACCAGTCGACCGGCAGCAAGAGGCGCACAAGGCGCGTTGCTATCGTGTCGCTAGCGCTGCTGAGATCAATCGTTGCGAACGTCCCAGTGCGTGAAGCGATGGCTGAAAGCCATCGATGATACTCTGGGGTGCGGCGCAAGTTGACCCGGTAATGTCGCTCGTAATTTTGTTCGATTTGTTTGCCAAAAGCAAGCTGCTGTAAAACAGCTATGCTCGCCTCCACACAGCAACCTCGGTGCTCCTCAGCATCCTTGGGAACCGTGAAGAAGCGGTTGGCTCGAACTAAATCCCACGGCCTGTGGGCAAAGGGCGTGCCGGCGAGGTTTAACCTCGCCGTGCCCTCTGCGTGAGCGTACATGGTCGGCTTAGACGAAAGCTTATCAGGTATTGTAACTCTGACATCTGGATCGGATAGCGTGCTACCGCGCGAAAAGCGCGGGTTCACCATCTCAGGCAAACGACCGATCGCCTTACCCACTTCGCGGCGCCAGCGCACGATGAACTCCATCACTGGTGTCTCGTGCGCCAACAAGGCGCCGTTTTCGTAGGGGGCGAGTCTGTCGTTAGTTGCTTTGCACTGGGCCTCCGCGGCCCAAAACTTAGCGATTGCTGCCTGAGTGCAAGTAGCGTCATTACCAGGAAGCGCGAGCTTTCTGACAATGTCCGTCACCATCGCATCCTTGCGGTATACGGTGGCGTTCTGATACGTACTTGCGGGTGGTAAGCGTTGCTTTTGAAGCAAGGCCCACTCACCACGGACTAGGAGGGTCTCATACCTCCGGGCCCGCGATGACCCGATACCGCGGAAAACTTTCCGCAATAGTGTCTGAACTTGGTCCATACGAACTCCTGCTGTTGTAGATCCGACTTAACTAACCCGAAAAGTCACGTCGCCGGATAGGCGTCGTGAAGCATCTCCTGAACGAGCGCGTCCTTCATGATGTTAGTCACGAAGGCCGTCACGTCGTTTTTGCGAGATTCGGGGAAGTCGTCGGGAATCGACATGGTCACGTTCGCCTCAGCTGCAGATCCAACGGCCGTGAGGCCTGTCACAGCGTCCGTGTAGGACGATGGGACGCGGAGCTTAAGCGTTAGCTTGCGTGATTTGTTGGCGGTTTTAGCCGCCACAGCGGTGAAGCTCGGAAAGACTGACGAAATCAGACCCTCCTTCAGTGCCCACATGGCCATGCCGCCGTCACCGGCGGCAGGGTTGATGAGCGTGAACGTCTTCGCTACTGGGGTTGATTCCCCGTTATCGACAGTAATGTCTTGCGCTTGTGGCATTTTGTACCTATTTTGTAAAGGATGAAATAAACCCTGCAACTTTCCGAAATTTCTGTACGGCTAGACTCGCTGCGATAGCGGCTAGCTGCCAGTTAACCTCGGGCAGTTTTAGGATTAGCGGAGGGCGGGCTAGGCCGTTCAAGTACCTATATTTCGACTTAACGCGATACATGGCTTTACCATATAACTCGTTACGCCGCGGGTCACCATTACGTGCCCCAGGTGCCGAAACGACGGTATACCCGTATGGTAGGCTATAAGTGATGCTTGAGCTCGGAAAGGTTAGGCCAGCGAAATCGGTGATCGAATTCACCAACTGCCCCGTATTTACGAACATATTCACCACAAACGACCAAGGGACTAGGTCCCATCCTACGGCGGCTCCATTGAGGAGCCCCGCACGTTCGGTCAACCAGAGATTTGGGTTAGTAATCTCCACGGTTGCCGATCTTGCCACTCTCAGATATCCATAACCAGTCCAGTATGTCTGCGCATAGCCTGGGTCGCCCCAGGTTTCTCGCAAATCAACGGGAGCCGAAGCCCTCGCTGTGACACGTTGGACCTGTGGTTGGTCGTGGATCACCGTCGTAGCCGCTGCATGGATATCCTGTATCAGAGGTTGCCACCCGAATATTACTTCAAGGTGGGCCCCTGCCAGGCGTTTAGCAAGTCTCTCGTACTGACCACGGCGCGCCGTCCGTTGCAATTCTTGGATAGACCTTGACATGGTGTCAAGGCCCCACCCAATTTGCCGGTAACGCGTCGTTATCATTTCTTGAGACTGCCTCCAGGATGCAAGTGTTACACCCAGGGCTGCAGAGCCCTTATAAAGTTTACCGCGAAGCCTTGCGTAAGTCTGCGCCTCCAAACGACGTGTAGCGCTCGGGATGTCTCCCCAGCGCCAGCACAAGTTCGGGTCGGCAGCATTCGGCAAGAACTGCGCGGCCTGGGCGCCGTTAGGCTCCCAGCGTAGCACTTTCCATTCTTCGTAGGTTAACCCGTTGTCTCGCAATAAGAGACCGCCGTTAGGCGACCTCTCACTGTGATCCCACGAGTAGTTTAACCGGGCGTCTTCAATGGTGAAGTCGTCCTGCCCCAGATGGGACAATACATAAGACCGATAAGGCACGTGGTTCTCCTAAGCTGTGCTTATTTTTACGAAGGACGTGGTCCCCGTAGAGAACCAAGAAAGACGGAGAGAGCGGGTTGCCCGGAAGCTGAGTCAGGAACCACCCGACATCAGATAATCCGGCGCTC